CCCCATACACCATCAAGTTCGCCATCTGCCGGCAGTTCGATCCCGAGGTTATTAGTATATGTACTGGGCATAGGTTATCCTCACGTAGTGATGTCTTGCCATGTGGGCGTAGTGGCTGGAGCCACAGGTGTCCATGTATTTATATCAGGTGGGTCAACTTGTGTCCACAGCGAACCACCTGAAGGAGTAACAGCTGTCCAGACAGGTACATTTGTGGTGCCAATGTCATCCCAGTTATCTGCCGTAGGCGGACGTATCCACCCCCATACTAGCGCGTTACCGACAAGCCCCGTAGCGGAAACCCCAGTTGAAATTACGACTGCACCTGCTGCGACCTGAGCCTGCCCCACTTGGCCGGTGGCGGAAACTCCTGTAGCAGAAACATCTGCACCGGCGCGGCCAATAGCGTCACCAACTGCGCCAGAGGCGGACACACCTGTAACGGATACGTCCGCGCCCGCGCGACCAATAGCATCGCCTACAAATCCTGTGGCGGAAACTCCTGTAGCAGAAACATCTGCACCGGCGCGGCCAATAGCGTCACCAACTGCGCCAGAGGCGGACACACCTGTAGGGGTTACAAGCGCGGTTCCAGTTACGGTTACGTTACCAACCGCGCCAGTGGCCGATACGCCTGTCACTATGACAGGCGCTGACTCGCCCCAAGCACCGGAAGACCACGTGCCACGGCTCCAGCCCGTTAGGGTCGTGTTAGCCATGACAACCTCCTAGATTTAGGCGATGCGGACGATGGCGTTGCTTGCGTCGGCCGCTGGGAACTGTACGGTGAATGTACCCGTCGTAGAGATTTTGTCCGAACCAAAGTCAAGCACGGCTACCGCACGGTTGGACTTGGACGAGTTGTAGATCAGTGCGCCACGCGCAGTGATGGTCGCAGAGGTGAACGAGATGTCTGCAAAGTCCAAGAAGGCTGTCGTGCCCGACGATGTCGGCGTGACGTTCGTAAGCGTGCCACCACCAGCCGTGTAGGTGCCCGAGTTGCCTACTTCATTTGTCGCTGAGTACACCGTTGTTGCCGCGTCTAGGTTGGCCGAGCTCGTGTAAAGAGCCAGCTTGAACACATCCCCAGTGGACGTCGTGAAGTTGTGGATAGCCTGCAGAATCTCTACTTTGAAAGACGTGCATAGCGCCTGAGTAATTGCCATTCTGGCCTCCTAAGTTTGAGTGCGGCCTTAGCCTGCCCCTCCGGTTCTAGACATCGTTCCGTCACGGTAATCATCCCGCTTTGACCGTAGGTCAATACCGAACAGCTGCATCATAGCTTCATTATACCTGCCGGTATATAGCTGCAACATATCCCCGTCACCCTTCAGGTAGCTGTACGCCTCAACCAGCGAGCCATACAACAGCGCAGATTCGGCATTCTCACCAAGCCACGAGGTCGATGTGGTGCTGATAGATGGGGGGTCGTAGTAGTAATGCAGCTCCACACTGTACGCTGCGTTCGGGGTTGGCCCAAGAATGAAGTTGCCATCGCTTAGCCCCGTCTGGTCACCATCGAACTGGGCATAGTACTTGGGCACGCCCGTCGTGGAAGCACGCGGGTAAGCCTCGCGGATGAAGTTCACGTCCTTGTCGTAGAGGTATACGTAGTCCCCATCAGCCTCAATCACAGCAAGCGAGAACACAGAAAGGAAGTCCGACGGACGCGCCAAATACGGAACGCCCGAAGTCAGCGTGCCCGTCGCATTCTTTCTAAGTTCAGGGATTTGCACCGACCGATAGATGCGCTCCTCGGCCTGCTTAACGAACATAGGAATATTATTGACGAACGATGTCTCGGTCGTCTCTAGGTAATCCTGCAGTGCCTGCCTGAGTTCAGCGTAGTTCATCTATCAGCCCTTATAATTTCCGCCCTTGGTAGCTGCGCCCATACCCCGGCACTTACCGCCCATAGCCATCTTAGATGTCTTACCACCCTTGGCCATCTTACCGATGCCGTCAGCGGCGAAAGCGGGAACTTTCTTGCCCCCCTTTTCCACCATCTTCAGCTTACCACCCATGGCTTTTTTCTGTACTTGGCTTGCTGCACGGCGGGCTTCAACATCGGCTTTGTTCTTATCAAAGTTCTGAATGCCCTTCTTCGTGGTGCTTTCGGGCGCCGATTTACCATCAGTACCACCATCCATAAACTTCAGTGCCAGATTAACTAACTCCAATCTTTTAAGGTCGCCGCTCTTCGAGCTCAAACCTGCTGGGCGTGGCGGTGGAGCCTTACTCTGCCGAGTCAGACCTGCGGGCCGTGGTGGTGGAGCCTTGCTTTGCGGAGTCAAACCTGCTGGGCGTGGTGGTGGAGCCTTACTCTGCCGAGTCAGACCTGCGGGCCGTGGTGGTGGAGCTTTGTCCTGCCGGGCTGCGGGATCAGACGGGCCTCGCGCAATCTGGTATTCTGGGCTTACTCCTACACCGCGGCGCTTTGCGCGCATAGCGTCCAAGTCGGTGCTTGAGAGTTTAGGAGTGGCAATGCCCGCCGCACGGGCCGGTTTAGGTTTATCGACCATTTTCATGCTCCATCTGTTGTGACAACAGTCACGGTTCCAACTGATCCTACCATATCCTGTATTGGGTTCCAAACAGGATTCCACCCGAACAGGCCGTTACCCGGCGCGTAGTCTGGGCGTGGGTCTCGCAGCGACTGCGGGTCGTTAATTTTTACACGGCCAAGGAAGTTCTGTGGCTGATCCGGATCGACAATATCTTTACCGACACGGAATCCAGTCTTCTTGCCGTTTTGGATTTCCCATACGAGATCGCCGAGCTTGTAGCGGAAACCGCTCTTATCACAGATACCAAAGGCGTGTTTACCGCGTGCATATGCCGGCATGATTCACCCAAACATCATAGTGTCAAAGGGTACGAAATTCACAGAAGAGCGGTCGCGGTCTTCACCCGCAGCTAGCTCAAACTGCTCGTCGTATATCTGTTTTAGCGGGAGGACACGCGGAAGCGCTTCGGGCTTCTTCATGGCGATGTAGTAAGCCAGACCTGAAACAAGTGCGGGTACAAAGCGCGGTGGGACAGAGACTGTTTCCCCACCAATACCAGACGCCAGACCATCAATGCCCTTCAGTCGGTAGTAAAACAGCGTGTAGCTCTGTGAGTTGTCCGGTGTGGGCCACAATGTGACCGTCGTGCTAGTCGGGAGCCGCTGCACGAATATCTGCGTAGGTCGTCCAGTGATCTGCTTGTTCGTCTGCTGTGCATAAGTTGATACAGATATGCGCTCCAGCTTGGTATCTACCTGTGATGTACCTGTGCCGGTACGCAGCTGGTGTTCGATGATGTCGATTGTATCGGCCGGAAGCGTGTATACTGTAGTTCCCGCGGTCAGCGCGAGCGTACCAGCTTCGATGGTGAACAGGTTCAAACCTTTGTTGGCCCACTCCAGCGTGAGCAGGTTCAAACTGCGGCGTGCGGTCTTTAGGTCGTACCCAGAGCGCATTTCCAAACCAGCCCGCTCGAAGGCTTCCTCGAAGAGTTCCGGTAGGTCTGGCACAACGACGGACATGGCTATTTCCTAAACTTGGCGGTCTTAGCCGCTATCTTCTTCGGTTGTGCCACAAATTGCTTGCCTTTGCGAGTACCTTCGCGTTTGGCACGTGTGGTGGCGGCATACTCAGCGTCGCTTAGAGATTCGCGGGCTTTTTTGGGTAGGTACCGTTCCCCTGTGGCTTTTGAGCCTTGTGTCGACGGTTTACCGCTGCGTGTGCCCCACTCTTCTTTTGTCCACTTCTTCAGGCTCTTTTGGGGCGCTTTCAATCTTTATACCCCCCACCTTTGGCCTTGTATTGTTGCGCCAACATCTGCGCCTTGCGTGCGCTCCACTGGCCCGGGCTGCCGCCTTTACCGCCCGCTTTGATACTCTCAAACAAGGTCTTACGCATGGTAGGTTTGGTGTAGTTACCTGCGGCGTTGACCTTTGATTTTGATTTAGCGGGCGGTTTTGGCATCACTTAAACCCCTTGGAGCATTTGCCTGCGGCCGAGCAGCTGCCCGGATTCCCGCACTGACGGCACGGTACAAACTGCGTTGTCGCAACAACGCCGGTCACATACACTTCGGTGTTCTCCACCGCT